TGCCCTCCCATAGCCGCCATGTTTTCGGAGATAGGGTCGCGCGGCTGGGCTTCTTGTGGGAGGGGCTTAAGAACAGAATTTAGCATGTCCTCTGGGAGATTGGCAGTACGATATAAAGTTTCTACTACGCCACGCATATTGTGTTCCTGCGGCACTTGTATAGCAGTTTGCAATACCATGTTGGCGCGCGCTACACGCTGGGCTTCGGATGGTGAGTCAGGATCAGTGACAGGAATTATGTCAACCCGCGCATCATAATCGGAACCGCTGATGAAGTTGTTAGCGCCTGCAGTATTGAACTGTATTTTTTCACCCAGGTTGTCGGAATTCAATTGACCGAGGATACGCAACTCGTCGCGTTGAGCACGAAACAAGCGCTTGTGCACTGCAGTGAACATCTTACCGCCAGCTTCGAGCAAGGCCATCGTGGTGCCAACTGGACCGTAGTTGCTGGACTCACTTACCACTTGCTCAGTAGCATCGGCAAACTTTTGCCCACTAGCGATTACGAAGCCAAGTAGTTGGAAAAGAGTTTGTGAAGGCTCTTTGTATGGCAGTGGCATGAGCGACTTGGATAAGTCCATAGCTGGTGCATTAACATCTCGCCATTCACCTGGACGTAGAGGCTCATCATCGCCTGAGACTCGTAAACCTTTAGCTTTAAAGCCTGCCGGTATATTAGCAAACATGCCTGCGTCAATAAGTTGGCGCATGATAGAGGTAGAGCTGCGAGCTAGGCCGCCGATCAGGTGTATATAACCGTAGTTATAGAAACCGAAGCCTGGGATCATGCCGTAGTGGGTGAACCAAATACGTTTAGTAGCTGCTTCATCGCCCTCTTTCCAGTTGCGTCTAATAGATAGAACGCGCGAGGACTCACTCTCAATAGTGATGATATAAGGTACAGGCAGGCCACCGGCATCTTCAATACCTGGTAAAGTATAATTTACATGAACTTCGTATAAGTCATAAGGACCTGTATCCAAGCTGCTGGGACCAGTACGCCCTTCGATACCCTTAATTACTTCATTAACTTCGTTCGTCTCTTGAGCACTAGGATCAGATAATTCTATGGCGCTATAGAAACCTGCAGTTTGGTATGTCAGAAGTTTGTCCGCAGACATCTCCATCTTGTGTGCATAACGCTCAGCCGAAGACAGGGAAGTTGCATTATAGTCTACTATGAAATTTTCCGCACGCACAAAATCTGAACGTGGAGTTTTAGTAATGGGATCCCAATAAAGTTTCTTGAATCCCGAACCGGCGAAACCCACCCACATGAGCATCTTATCTTGCTGCTCGTAGTAATCAGGAATTTGCTCTGTGATTTGATAGTTCAGGTGAGTTTTAACGCGCGTAGCTTGTGCTTCTACCTCTGCGTTAGATGTACCGACCGTCATAGTTTTAACCGGACCGCCAACTGGCGACATGGATACTGAAGCCTTGGAAGCGAACTTAGTAACAGATTCCATCAAGAGTGGATGGACTGCGGAGGTCGCCCCTTCAAAAGGCACATCCGTATCTTCGCTTACTGTTTCTAGACCAAGCAAGTTTAGACCATCCTTAAGGGTAGCCTCCCACTCATCTCTGCTAGTTTCGTCCTCTTTGACTAACGCCAATAGGTCCGAACCGATATCGTCCAGATCAGCTTCTGCCATAGTTTCAGCAAGATTGTCGTAGAATCCTATAGGGGGAGCAAGATCTTCTTCGCCTACCGGCGCTTCATCCTCTAACTCAAGCTCAATTTCCCCAACGAATTCCTCGCTTTGGTCCTCGGCGAGTGGTTCGCCAGTCACTAATTGCTTTTCAATTGCCATAATTTTCTCCGATTAAATATGCAGAATTGTACCATAATTGTACGTATATCTGCAAGTTAATATAATTTCCTACGTTGTTTTGGATTATCGTCATCTTCGTCATAATCGTCGTCCGGGTGCGTAACCCACGTTCCCATCTTAAGCCACAGTACTGCTTGTGTCACTGTATCCACCAAGTCATCATTCGCGCCAGAAGGAAATGTTGCACATTCGTCTATAACAATTTCCGCCCAACGGCGATCTGGTGCATGTATACGCCCGGCATGGAACAGCGGCGTGCAAGCGTGAGCGCGCGCAATCTTATCCTTGTCGGGTAAAAATTCTATAACCGGAACTCCGGCAGCGCGCAAATCTTGCAGCAGCGATTGCCCAGAAGCTTTCTTCTCTACCAATACTCCATCCGGATTCCATTCCTCGTACAGCTCTTGGGCGCGTATACGCAACTCAGGGTATTCCCAGCGCCCTTTCTCAGAACCAAGCAGTATGAGGTTTGGTATATTATTGTAATCACGAAACACGCCCCAGATTGTAATGGCGCTGTAGTCTGCGGTGCTGGCGGCTGAAAACGCGGTATCCCAGGACTGCAGCTTGTACTCGATCTGCGGCGGCTCGGAGGTACCCCAATCCTTCCACCATTCCCGTTTAAGGATTGCACCTTCTTGAGCGGAAGGCTTCTGCAAATATAGGGCGTTCCACTGGTACGGCGGCATGTTGCTTCGGGTGGACTGCAGTTCTTCAAGGGGCCAGCCTGTATGAATGCCTTCTTCCTCCGCAAGCTTGTCACCTTCAGGGGTAGTAGGCCAGTAGGAATGCTCGATACCATCAGTGTCTTCAATAATTGCCGGGACATCTATCACGGTCCACTGGTCCGCGTTCGAATCCTCTTTGGCGAGTTTTAGTAAGTAGCCTGCGAGATCATCATCGTGCCACCGTGTCATCACGATTGCTATACGACCACCAGGCTGTAAGCGCGAGCGAAAACCTGCCGGATACCACTTTTGCACGTGGAGCCGCGCCGCCTTAGACCAAGCGTCCTGCTCTGAGAGCGGATCATCAATGATGCCTATGTGCGCACCTTTACCGGCGATGCCTCCTGTAGTACCTGCGGCATTGTACTGTCCGCCGTGCTTGGTGTACCATTTGTTCGCAGCCGATACGTCTTGGCGTAGGGCCATTTCCGGAAAAATTAATTTGTAGATTGAGAGCTGGGTCGTGTCACGCACCGACCGCCCGAAGTCTTTGGCGAGATCAGCACCGTATGAGATGCCCATCATAAACCATTTCATATGACGGCCAAGGACCCACGCAGGGAATATGGTAGAAGCCATGAGGGATTTCGAGGAACGCGGCGGCAGGAAGAACATCAAGCGCTTTATAGTGCCCTTCTCAAGAAGCTCTAGATTTTCCGCTAGGAGCCGATGGTGAGGGCCAATCTGGAAATCCGGAAAGACTAATTGCGTGAACACAAGGAGATCGTCTTGGGCGCGCACTATGAGATTTTGCGCAAGATTATCGCGCAGTTGCAGCCGCGACGGATGCGTCAGGTCATCGATGCCCTCCAAGTCGGGCAAGCTCATGTCCAGATCGAACGACATTGTTAGGCGCGCGCTTCCTTCATGGAGAGGATTTCTTGCTCCTCCTTGATCCTGCGTTCATAATCGCCTAGCCAATGGCTAAGGATCGGCGCGAGCTGTTTATATAGTTCGTTCCTGGAATTTTCGGTAGTGTCGTGTAGGGAAATGTGTAGTTCGCGCTCATCGATACGAACGGCGGCTCCAATCTTATTCATCATGTGTCTCCAGTTTTAGATTTTCTACAGTTTCATTAGTAACGTACATGTCGTCGCCCCACAGCACGACATCGATGCGTTTAAGCTTTAATTGGGATTCACGCTTGAGTGATTTGTAGGGGGTCAGATTTATGCCGAGATCATTCATTTAGGGTGTCCTCCGGAACGTATAGTTCTTGCTCAATAGTTTCGCCGGTCTCGTAGTCTTTGGTGGTTTGCGCAATGCGGACGAGGTTCTTGATGTCATGCTCTACGGCGGTAGCATCCTGGCCTGTGGTTAGGCCCGCGATTGTATGATGGTGGTGGGTGCGCTCGACAAACATCCCTAGGTGCTTGCCCAGAAGCTCGGCGCTGCGGATGGCCGCCGAGAATTGTTCAGCATCCATTGCACCGTCGTAGGCGCGCAGCAGTTTGTGGGTTACTTCATCGATGGTGATCTCGAAACGCTTGGTGGCCTCGGCTTGCAGCTGGGTAATACGGTAGCGCACCTTTGGATTCTTGAGGACACCCTGTACGCGGATACTTGCATCTTTAGGCGCATAGCCCGCTTCCAGGTAGGCGCGCGTCCCCACGCCACCGTTAGTGGTGTAAATGCGGCAGAACTTCTCCTGCTTATCGGTGAGGCGGCCTGACGGCTTTTTGTTTTTGTATGCAAATGCGCCAATATTTGATTGATTTCCCATGATTCTTAGTATAACATGCATATTGAAATGATGTCAAGTTTTAGATTAAACATGATAATGGTGGGGATTGGGGGAGCAAGTGCGGCGGAGCCGCCCTTTGTTAAACTTGCGCGGATAGGGGCCTATGTGGTAGATTAAGGATAACGAGTCGGCTTGCCGATTCGGGTCTCCTGTGTGGG